AGGAAAGCATTAGCCAGGGTCTTAGGATCTGTTACCCCGGACATATAAAGCGCAGCTGCACATGCGGCAGCGTGGCGTAGGTATGACAGGCCAGCGGCCTGTAGTTGGTCTTTCATAGTTGTACTCCTATTTGCCCTTTAGGTTGGTCGTACTCCAGCCCTAATTTCTCTATTAGCTTGGCAGCCTTTACGGGGTCTATGCCTATCTCAAAATGCATTTCATCTTTGCGTGTCCATGTACCGCCCCAATTAAGGCCGTACTTGCGGGTTAGTGCCAAGATCATTGTTACTTCGCCTGGCTCAAAAGTGCCAGCCTTGCCCAGCGGATGCTTAGTCGCGTTAAGGTCTATTGCTGTGCCGCTGCTGTGATTGCTTAACTTGCCCGGTACGCCTCTGACATCTCTGTAGCAGTAGCCCCAGTCATCTTTGCCGTCATCGATCTCCTCGATCAATTCATTAAAGTCCTCAGCAAAGGCAACCAGTAAAGGCGCAGCAAAATAGGCGCAGCGCAGCTTTACCTTGCTGCCCTTAATCGCGTAAGACTTGATACGGATCGACTCAACATCTTTAGATGCTGGCCAGCCGTTATAGCTAATCTCTGTCATTTAAGGGCACTATCCATTGGCAGGTATTCTCATCGAACCCTGTAGCGTTATCAGGCTCAGGTGCAATAAACGCATCTCGCAGCTCATCATAGGTAAATCCAATGCCTGCAAAGTTTTTACGGATATTGCCGTTATAACTTGTTTGCACCCATGTGCCGCCTAAGTTATCTAGCAGCCATTGATAGCCTTCATCGCCGTTAGGGTCATTGTTATCGCCGACTGTAACGCGTAGGACAATATTGTTTTCATTTAATTCTGCCCAATGACTCATGCTAAATACCTCACAATAGTAATTCCAGAACCGCCGTTGCCGCCGTTATTCTGTCCACCGCCACCGCCGCCACCACCAGTATTAACTGTGCCAATGCCTGAAGCTACTAGCGGAGTATTAGTGCCACCCGTACCACCGCCACCTGCACCGCCTGATGATGCTGTACCAATATTTATGCCACCACCACCACCGCCTGCGTAGTAACCACTAGCACCTGTACCAGTTGCCGAAGCAAAGGCTGAATAAGTATTAAGGCCTGCGCCGCCGTTGCCCGGTACTGTTGTAGATCCGTTAGCACCTACTGCGCCAGCACCACCACCACCGCCTGCGCCAAAGTTTGCCCCGCCTGTACCAGTACCACCTGCGCTACCTTGTCCAGCCGTACCAGCTGCACCAGCGGTTATATTTGCACCACCGCCACCACCTGAACCACCAACCGCAGCTGCGCCGCCGCCTGATGCACCGCCGCCATGACCACCGCCTACTGCTGTAGTTAAACCCGTAAAACTTGTATCTCCGCCATTAGTGCCATCGCGTGATCCAGTTAATCCACCTGCACCAGCCGCGCCGATTGTTACTGTTTTTGCAGAACTTAAACTTTGTGCAGATGCATAAAATAAACCACCCGCGCCGCCACCGCCTGATCCAGCAGTACCAAATGCACCACCACCGCCACCTGCAACCATTAGAACATCACATGAAATAGTTGAGAAAGGTGTAAAAGTTCCTGAAGCTGTAAAGGTGTGATAAAAATATCCACCCGATTGCACGATAGTTCCACCGCTGGCCTTAGGGCCACCTTGGGTAGATACGATACCTGCAGTAATTGCGCCAATCATTAGGCCACCGCACCGATAATTGTCCAGGCATTAGTGCCAGTCTTTAGACATACTGCAGCTTTGTAACGTGCCAATACTGGGCTTGCTGCTGTTGCGCCTGCGCTGGTAATTGTAGTTGTACCGGGTGTTACTGCATTGATCGTAGTAACGCCTGCACCAATCTGTAGCACGGTTATAGCTGTGCCATTAGGAAACGCTAAAGTGGCATCGGTAGGTATTGAAAACGTATTGCTAGATGCGTTATTCATCGTTACTAGCACTTGGTACTGGTCGGTCGAAACTGCCGTATAGGTAGCACCTGTTTGCGCATTAAGGGTAAAGGCCACTAGGCCGTTAAACATGCCGCTAGTAAGTACGTCACCCGTTACTGCTGGAAATCCTGTTGCCATTTATTTACTCCTTAGTATGATAAAACGCTAGTGTCTAAAATGCCGTAGTTTGTATTACCAATAATAAAGCCATCAATGACAGGCTCTAAAGTTGTAAAGGTAGTGCGGAACTTATTCGGAGTAACGCTGTGGGATACGCCGAATACTTGTAATGTCTTAGTCAAGGTAGATGCACCTGGCTGGTTAGTAGTAATAGTTACAGGGTCAAAAAAATCTAACTCTAAGGCAGCTAATATGCCTGTGTTGTAATTGTCCGTGTATAGGTCTAGCTCGATTGCATCGCATCTTACGCTAGTCTCTGCACGGCTTGCCACGTAGGCACGTGCATAGTCTAGGGCTACGGCATCAGTCTGCATAAGTAAGTTCTGCTGATTATAAGTGTGTGCAAAATACTTCTCAACACTAGCTGCGTTAGTAGCAGATTGAACCGTGCCACCTGTGCGCGTTACGTTAGCCTGGTTGAATACAAGGGTGTCATCTAACCGCCATGTCGCATTAAAATAGCCAATATCCGTGCCGTCATCATTAAAGACTGTAGGCGTACCGCCAATGCTTGCCGTAGTTACTGATCGATCCTGGAATACCCAAGATCCAGATGCATCTACATAAACTGCGCCGTACTCGCTATTTGTAGCTGTCTGCAAAGCTGCTAGGGCTGTACGGGCTGTGCCGGGATCTGCCTGCAAAGTAGTTAAACCTGTGTCAACATCGCGCATAGATGCCGGCCATGAGATTGTATTAAGAATCTGGTTAATTCTTGTGCCACTTAAGTCACCTGCACTTGCACCTGTGACTGTACTAATCTGAGCATTTTGAGCTAAGCGGCTGGCATCGACTGCAGTTATATCTGTGTACACAACATCAGTAGCATTTTTAGGGGTAGTGGTTGTATAGCTAGTAATAAATCCGCTAAACATCGGGTACACAATATTGTTATAAGTAGCTGAGATCAGCACCTTACGCATAGGGTCTAGTAAGCCTGTGTAGGGCGAGCCTAAATTTTGCGGATTAAACGCGCCTGTCTGATCCACAATGCGCAAGGTCATGCTGCCAGTTTGAAATTCATCAGCTGTGGCTGATCGACCACGCTTTATATTTACGCTATTAACTACGTTGCTTACGTCAACTATTACTGCAGCTGAGTCTGCCAATACGTTAGTACCAAATATGCCTTCTCCAATTATAAAGGCCTGCGCAAAGGCTGCGCCTGTGCTGAAATTTATGGTCGCATTAATTGTAGGTACGGTCATGGTATGACTCCTGCCGGGGTTTGACTTAAACCACGCCGAATATTGTCTAGCATCGCGCGGTTAATTATGTCGCTAAAGTCATCGCCATCTAATACTGATCCTTCAACCACAATGGTTACTGAGTTATCTACAGATCCACCTGAGCTAGAGGTAGTTGCAGTACCCATGTAATCAGCAAAGCCGCCACCATCAGGATAAATAGGCTGGCCACCTATGCCAAATTCAGGCTTTCTTGGCCCGCTAGGCGGTGCAACTGGCGGGTTAAGAGGTGTAGCCAGTAAGGCTAAGTAATCCTGTAACGCCTTGTACTTGGCATCGTCTGCTATTTTCTGAGCAGCCGCAATGCGTTCAATAATAGTTTTTTGTGTAGTGTAATTAAGTAAGTCCATTGTGGCCTGAGCCGCTGCAACTTTATCTAACGAAGCAAGTTTTGCTATAGATAGCAGTTCTACCTGTGTTTTTTCTGTATAAAAATTGGCCTCAGCTAAACCGCCTGATTGCTGGATGGCTGCGTTGTACTTAGCGTAGGCAGCCTGTCGAGCTAGGGCGGCCTCTTCCTCAGACATCTTTGTAGTCTTAATGCGCTGCAGTTCATCAAGTAGCAGCTGGTTAATGTAGTTAAGTTCATTTTCGCTTATGGTCTTGATACCGGCTAACTTGTTAGTTTGCTGTTCTGTAGTTAATAAGCCCATCATTTTTATATATGAAAGGGCAGCCTCGCCGTTATCCTCCTCGATGGCCTGCATAGCCAATAGGCGCAGGCGTTCATCTTTATCGTAGGTGGCTTTAAGGGCTGCTGCGATCTGAATTTTAGTGAGGTCAAATACAGCAGCAGCCTTACTCAGGGCTAAGCGTTGGGCTTCTGCCTTTTTTTCTAATGCAGCTAGTAATTTAGCCGCTTTAATTTTTGCATCAGCGGCAGCTTTATCCGCTTTGGCTTTAGCCGCGGCGGCTGCAGCAGCTTTTCTAGCAGCTAGTAACTCAGTAGATACACCTGATCCACCTGTAAAGAATCTACGAGCCGATGGTCGTTTCACTAATTTAGAGGCTGTGCCTTCTGTAATATTTCCGCTTACAAAAGCACTAATAAAGTCAAGTAAATTGTATTCGCTGACATCTTTAAGCAAATCGCTAACCGCTGTAGCAAACTTATTTACATTAGCAGTAGCTTGATCTATATCGCCATTACCAGCCATGTCTGCAAATAGATCTACTAAGCCTTCTCCTATAACCTCTTTTGCGTTAGCCGATGCAACAGCCAATTTATCTATAGATCCGGCAAAGGTATCAATATAGGCTTTGTTTGCGCCCTTACTTTGATTAATGAGTATTTCTTGTATCTCAGCAAAACTTTTAGTAGCTAATTCAGCATCCGTTAAGCCTGTGTTTAATTGCTTCAAGCCTTTGTAATTTCCAACGTACGCACGGGATAGCGTGTTAATAACTTCTGTAAAGTCCAAGCCATTAGCTCGAGCTAGATCGACTGCTAAGGCCATTAACTCTTGGGTCTTAGTAGTTGATAAAGTTACCTTTGATAATTTTGCGTACGCTGGCCTTAACGCATCATCTAAAATACCTGTTTGTCTTTCAAGATTGCCTATAAAGTTTTCAGCATTTTGTGATTGATAAGCCAAACCTAAGTTTTTAAGGTTTTGCCGTAATACTGTTATAGCTGCATCATCCTCAGCAAAAGCCTTTACGGATTGCTTGCTAAAATTAACTATGGCTCTAGTGCTAAAAGCCAATCCAAAAGCAGCAGCAAGTTTTTTTACATTTTTGGTTAATTTATCTGTAGATTTATCAGCCTTATTGAATGCATTTTTACCTGTAAACTCAGCTGCTATATCTATTCTGACTGATGGATCAATAGCCATTAATTATACCCCACAGCCTTGTTAAACTTATCTCTGGCTTCCTCGATGGCTTTAATTACAGCTGCGTTAGTCTTGCCGTTATCCTTTGACCATGCGCGAAAGATTGCGCGGCCTGCCATTTTGCGACTGCCCACTAATAAACCCGGTAAACGTGGGCTAAAATTACCGCCTGGGTTTTTACGCCCTGCAGTTTCATAGATTGCGCCTGACATTGATGCATTTTGAATACGCGCTAATGATCTAAACCCTGATCGATTAGCCTTGCTAGGTGTGGTTTTGTAACCTACGCCTTTCTTAGCTGCGCGCCCATCCCAATACCATCTAGCGGTAGGTGCTGCTTTACCCCACCCAGATAGCGGTGCGCTTGCTGGAATAAAGCCACGCGCCTTAGCAGCAATAGGTTTTAGCAAACTAGCCATTTCTTTTTGAGTTTCCTTAGCTAGATCAGGCGTAAATTTTTTTAAGGCTTTGCGAAGTTCAATGCCGCCTTTTACCGCTACTGGCATCTCGCATCTCCTTATTTCGGTCTTTCATCGCTTCTAATAAAGCCTTAAACATCCTGGTATCTAGTGCTATTAAATCATTAGGCGCGATACCCGTTTCCAAACTGACCCGTGCAATCAGGTAAGTAAACGAGTCACGCCCTATAGTTCCGGGTCATCATCCAGAACCTCAACCTTTTTTAGTGTCTTTAAGAACTCTGCGCCGAACATCGGCACGGTTTCGCCGCCAGCTCTTATGCATTCCCACGCTAACCAATAAACATCCGACTGCTTCTCGTCATCTCTAAAGGCTTTGTGAAAACCTTTTTTTGCATATAACTCAAACGCGTATTC